ATCGTGGTCAAGGAATATAACTTTCATATTATTTCTTTTTGGAGTATTTTTGTCGGTTGGTTTGTTTCTTTTCAGGTGGATGTTTATACTTAATCTCAACAGAGATTGGTCCGTTCTTGAACTTTGCTAAATCATAAGTCCAAACGGTAACCGCTTCATCATCCTCGTAAATTTGTTGGTATTGTTCTTTTTTACTCATAACGAGCACAAAGATACGAAACTATTCGGGAACTTCCAAATTATATTTTAATTTTTCTACAACCACTTTATCATTAATTGTAAAATGTTTTAAAAACATTTCAATCTTATGAGACGCAGCCATTGATGTCCTATATGCATGGTCAGTAACATCTTGTCTATTTTTGAATTCAGTCCCATTAAAAATGTTACCGAGAACTCTATCTTTATCTTCACTTCCAAAAGTAATTAACTCAACCTCCACAAAAATATAATCAACCCATTTACCCATTGAGATTAACTTACCCTTTCTTATAATCTGAAACTTAAATTTAGATTTATCATAAATTGAATCCGTTTCATTAATCGTAAAAATCTTATTTTTGGCTTTCTCATTAATGAGATTAAAAATTTCTTCCATATTAATAAATACTTTTAAAATAATAAACCCCTCAATAGAGGGGTTTATTTTTAACCTTTAACTTCCTCAAAGTCAACATCGTTAACCTCTCGGTCTGTCTCTTCATTTGTTTCACCTGAACCTTGGGAGTATAGGTCTTGTGAAACTCCCTGGAAAGTTGTATTAACTTTATCCATTGAAGTTTTGATTTTCTCAATATCCTTCGCTGAATGAGCATCTTTCAATTCCTGTAATGATGAATTAATTTCTGACTTTTGGTCTTCAGTTAATTTATCTTCAATGTCCTTCAAAGATTTCTCAATTTGGAAAATCATTGAGTCAGCTTGGTTAATGATTTCAATTTCTTCTTTCGCCTTCTTGTCTGCTTCAGCATTCATTTCAGCCTCCTGTTTCATCTTTTCAATTTCTTCTTTTGAAAGTCCTGAAGATGATTCAATACGAATGTTCTGTTGTTTGTTGGTTCCTTTGTCCAATGCGGATACATTAATAATACCGTTAGCATCAATATCAAATGATACCTCAATCTGTGGAACACCTCTCATTGCTGGTGGTAATCCGTCCAAATGGAAACGTCCAATGGTTCGGTTATCTCTTGCCATTGCTCTTTCACCTTGTAATACATGAATTTCAACTGATGGTTGGTTATCAACTGCGGTTGAGAACACCTGCGACCTCTTGGTTGGGATTGTTGTGTTAGCTTCAATCAACTTTGTGAATACTCCACCCATTGTTTCAATACCTAATGAAAGTGGTGTAACATCCAACAACAATACATCTTTAACATCACCTGCTAATACACCTCCTTGAATTGCTGCACCTAAAGCAACTACCTCATCAGGATTAACACCCTTTGATGGTTCCTTACCGAAGAACTTCTTAACCGCTTCTTGAATTGCGGGAATACGAGTTGACCCCCCAACCAAAATGATTTCATCAATTTCACCAACAGTTAAGTTTGCATTAGCTATAGCCTTTTTACAAGGTTCAATAGTTCTTTGAACCAAACTATCAACAAGTTGTTCAAACTTCGCTCTAGTCAAATTACGAACCAAGTGTTTTGGAACACCATCGACTGGCATAATGTATGGAAGGTTAATCTCTGTTGAAGGTGAAGATGACAATTCAATCTTTGCCTTTTCAGCTCCTTCACGAAGACGTTGTAACGCCATTGGGTCTTTGGTCAAGTCCAATCCATTTTCATCCTTAAATTCTTTAACCAACCAATCAATGATTGTATTATCAAAGTCATCACCACCCAAGTGTGTATCACCATCAGTGGATAATACTTCAAACACTCCATCACCCAATTCCAAAACTGATACGTCATGAGTTCCACCTCCACAGTCAAATACAACCACCTTCATATCCTTACCTTTTTGGTCAAGACCATATGCTAATGCAGCTGCGGTTGGTTCGTTGATGATACGTTTTACAGTTAATCCTGCAATCTCACCCGCCTCTTTTGTTGCTTGACGTTGAGCGTCGTTGAAGTATGCCGGTACTGTAATAACCGCTTCAGTTACTTCAGAACCCAAATAATCCTCAGCAGTTTGTTTCATCTTCTGAAGAACCATTGCTGAAATTTCTTGTGGTGAGAATTTACGGTCATCAATTTGAACACGAGGGGTATCACCAGTACCCTTAACCACTTTATATGGAACACGCTTAACTTCACCTTTGCTTTCAGTGTAAGTTGTTCCCATAAATCTTTTAATTGAGTGGATAGTTTTTTCAGGGTTAGTAACCGCCTGACGTTTTGCAGGGTCACCTACCTTTCTTTCACCATCACTCGCAAATCCAATAATCGAAGGTGTTGTTCTTTTACCTTCGCTGTTTGTAATAACTAGAGGTTCTGAACCTTCCATAACGGCAACACACGAATTTGTGGTACCTAAATCAATTCCAATTATTTTTCCCATATATTTTTTATTTTGTTTTTAGTTTATTAATTTCATCACGAATAATGATACAATTTTCAAAGTCTTGCTTATCAATTGATTCTTTCAATTCTAATTCCAAACTTTTAAGTCTTTCATTCTTTTGTTCTATCTTTTTTAACTCATCTCTAATTTCAATAGCTCTCTCAAAATTTTCTTGTTCAATCACTTCTTGTAATTCATTCTCAAGTTTTTTCTTATTCATGTCATTGAATACGTCGTCTTTAATATAGACTACATTTAATTTAATTCCAGAATCAAAAGAATTACTTAACATTTTTTTAGTAAAGATTTTTTCAAATTTTTCAAAATCAAAATTATCAGGATTTTCAAATATCCTTCTCAAAATTTCATCCAGTCTTTTAAATGAATCCGACATAATATTATTTTTTTTTAATTTATTTTTATTTAACAATGCCAAAAATATGCCAGATTTAATTATCTGACATTTTGTCAGTATTTTCTGTCATTCTTTCTTTTTGGTCTAACAAACCTTTTCCGTATTTAGAAAATCTGTCCCAATATCTTGTTTTGATATGAGAATGGAAAGGTCTTGGTTTTCCGTCATCATCGATACGGACAAATACCATTTTGGTGTGAGTTACAGTTTCTTGTGCTCCAGTATATACATTGTGTTTTCTAACATCAATTGAGATTGTAATTGACGTATTACCAAACTCAACAACCTCACCATATATCTTTAGAATACTTCCAACTTTAACAGGTTTCTTAAAAACCAATTCATCAATTTTAAGTGTTACCACTCTTTGTGTGTCACATATTTGTGCAACATATGAAGCCGCAGCATCATCAATCAATGCGAGTATTGTTCCTCCGAACATATTGTCGTGGATTCCGATATCTCCTTTTTTACAAATGTATGTTGTTATTAGTTCCATAATTAAATGTCCCAAAAAATCTCTGTTTTGTTTTTCTTTTGTTTGATAGAATACTGATAGTTTTTAGTGATACCATACCCAATCCAAAACTTAAACCAAATTAAGTTCACACCAAATCTATAATAAATCTCATAAGATTTTTCTTTACCTGATTTGGTAACCCAATTGTGATTAATTGTTTTTGATGTGAATAGTCCAAAATACCTATCACCAAAGTTACTTATTTCATCTTTCCAAACTGATTCTGAGTTGAAGGAAATTTTAATGTTTTTACCGAGATTGAAGCCGAAGATTTTCATATTATAAAAATATGAAACTAACTCAATTAAGTAAAATGTGAAATAAGATTTTCTACCTAATTATTATTCACTTTCAAGTGTTTGTATGTAATGGTTTAAATACCACTGAGCCTTCTTCAAATCCTCCAATTCTTTACCCTTATCTTTCTTACCTGCCCTTGATATGTATTTCACAGTATTACCCAATGAGAACCCAAGTTCCCAAGCGTCAATTACCTTTATCGCCTCATATACATTATCCTTTCCTCCATAATGAACTGGATTGTTCACCATTTCTTTTTTACTAATGTTTGACAAATGTTCCAATAACTCCTTTTCCATATTATTTTGCGTTTATATCAAATTTAATTTCTTCTGTTTCCACATTACTACCATCAGTCCATTTGATTTTATCAAACTCAACATCTTCTTTATATTCGTTTAATAGGTCATCAGGATTCAAAGTTCCGTACTTTTCTGAAACCGCATAAACATCAATATTGATTTCCATATTTGATTTTGCTTGGTCAATTACTTCAGCAGATTTCAATGACTCTAATATAACCTGTAAAACTTTGTATGGATTTGCATTTGATGATGGTCTTCTATCTTCCAAATATCCTTTCCATTCCTCAGCAGTTGTCTTTGGAATTCTAATAGACGCCCCTCTGTCACTCACTCCCCAACTAAACTTATCAATACTTTGTGTTTCATATTCACCAGTTAATCTTAAATGATTATCCGAACCATAGTTATCAATGTGTTTTTTAACCGATGATTGAAATGCGTTGAATATACTATTGAAGTATCTTTCTCCTCCGATTTCTCTCATTCTTTTATTTGAAAAGTTTGTGTGTAGTCCTGAACCATTCCAATTTCCAAATACCAATGGTTTTGGGTGGAATTCAATATCCATACCATTCTTTTCAGCAATTTTATGTAGGATATATCGTGTCATCCACAAATCATCAGCAGCTTTAACGGCATCTTTTTCAAATATTTGGTATTCCCATTGTCCGATTGCGACTTCAGCGTTTGTCCCTTCAACATTAATACCCAATGACAAACAATGTTCCAAGTGTTCCTCAGAAATACTTCTTCCGTGAATTTGTCCACCAACACCACAATAGTATATACCCTGTCCCTCAATATCACCCTTTGTCATTCCCAAGATGTTACCTTTACGACCTGAACGAATAAAGTATTCTTGTTCAAAACCAACCCAAAGTTCTTTACCAGTATTTTGTAGTTTTACTCTATCATTTGATGGGTGAGGATTACCATCTTTGTCTAAAACATCACATAACACGTATATTGTTGGAATAGTTTCTTTAATGATTGAATGTTGGTAAAATCTTACAGGTCTTAGATAACAATCAGATGAACTTCCTTTTGCCTGCATTGTTGAACTCCCGTCAAAACTCCATTCAGGGAAATTATATTGTTCGTCTTGATTTATATTAACGATTTTAATTTTACTTCTTAAATTAGGCTCAGGTGTATAACCATCCAGCCACACGTATTCTAATTTGAAATGCATTGTTTAATTTGATTATAAATTTTATTCTTATTTTCTTTGTCAGACGCAACATATTCCCCTCCAATTTGAGCGGAATATGTATCAAGATAGGTGTAAAAATCAGAGTTTGTCATCATTCGGTCAAACTCATTAAAGTCGTGTGTCTTCACGTAACCTTTAATTACTTCTTCAGATAAAAATCGTTTGTTAAAACCCATAATAAAATATAGTATGAAAAAAATTAAATTTCAATTTTTTTCAATGAATCAATACTATATTTTTGGAAAATGTATGAAAGTAGTTTTCTTTTGAATAACGGTAATAAAGTTTCGTCAATTGGATAATCCTCCCCACAGGTCATTTCAAACACCGGTAACTTTTTTAATTCACTCAACTTTCTATCACTAAAATTCTCTAAAATCTTTGGTAACGTCAATTCACCCTTCTTACCTTCATAAATCAATTTTGTATTAGTTATGTGTTCAGGGTTGGTAGTATCAATGTCGTATTCCCAAAGAAATAATTGATTTTTTTTATTGGTGAAATAAAAAAATCCATTTGTACTATTTGAGTTGTTCTTATTTTTCTTTATTGATATTGAAATTGTTTCGTAAAACATTGACCAATAAGATTTAACAATTTGGAAGTATTCAAAGAACTTAACTGATGAAAATTTTAAAATCTCTTTCATTTCTTCAGTTTCCTCATCTGTTAATACCGGTACTGGTTTAGCCAATAGTTCTTTTAGTAATAACTCATCATCAGGACATTTGAATACCTTATCAGTATACAATAGGGTACTTTCTTTTATTAAAGTATGAAGATTTGCCATATGTAATGACAATTCTATAAAATGAGGGTATAGTTTGTTCTGAACAATTAATTCATCAATTTTTTGGAAATATGACATTAAAACATATTTCTTATGCTCGGAATCAATTGGT